CGGCAAACTTTGGTTCTAATACTAAAGTTGTAATTACTGCTACTGCTGGTGATTATTCAGATGCAGTAACACTTGTAAAGGTTGAAGAAGGTTCAGATTCGGTTACCACAATCCTATCTAATGAATCTCATACTTATCAAGCTGACGCATCAGCATCCATTTCATCTTATAGTGGTGGTGAAACCGACATTCAAGTGTATGAAGGTGCTACATTACTAACATATACCACAGGAACACCTGCCGCAGGTGAGTTTGCTATTACGGCAAGTGGTTCAAGTATTACTGCTGGGTCAATTACTGGAAATGGTACAACCACTGCCGCAGTTGGTACTCCATCAAGCATGGATGAAAACCAAGCCAGTATCACTTACTCATTATCTGGTAAGAAAGCAAATGGTGATACCTTTAACATCACTAAAATTCAATCATTCACTAAATCAGTTGCCGGTCAAACTGGTGCTAACGCAAAAACAGTTGTAGTATCATCTAATGCTCAGATTTTCCAAGTAGCTAAAGATGGAACTATCACTCCAAGTTCTATTACCTTTACGGCAAACTTACAAAACATTAGTGGTAACGCAACCTTTACCGCCTCTCCAAGTGTAACTCTTGGTGGGAGTGGAAATAGTCGTACACTTTCTTCTGCTGATTTCGGAAGTAATTCTTCAGTAACTATCTCGGCTACTGCTGGTGGAATTACCGATGAAATATCGGTAGTTAAAGTAAATGAAGGTAGTGATGCACTTACTCCATTATTGAGTAACGAAGCACACATCTTCCAAGCAGACGCTTCAGGTTCAGTTTCCGCATATACTGGTGGTGGGACTACAATCAAAGTCTATGAAGGTGTAAATCTTCTTACTTACGATGGAACTGGTACTTCCGCAAGCACATTTAAGGTAACTACAAGTGGGTCGAGTATTAGTGCTGGGTCTGTGAGTGGTGCTGGGTCAGATACCTATGTTATCGGTAACCCATCAAGTATGCCTGATGGGTCTGATGTTGCTACAATCACATATACGATTAGTGGTAGTAAAGCAAATGGTGAATCTTTCCAAATTGACAAATTACAATCCTTCTCTAAATCAAAAGAAGGTCAAAAAGGTTTTAACGCCAAGACTGTTGTGGTATCTTCAGATGCTCAAATTTTCCAAGTAGGTAAGGATGGTACAATTACACCATCATCTATTACCTTTACTGCAAACAAGCAAAACATTGGGTCGACAACCACATTCACAACATCACCAAGTGTAACACTTACGGGAACGGGTGATTCAAGAACATTGAGTTCGGCTAACTTTGGAAGTAATACTTCAGTAACGGTAACCGCTACCGCAGGTGGTATTTCTGATGAAATTTCAATTGTAAAAGTAACTGAAGGTTCTGACTCAATCACACCTGTGGTTACGAATGAGGCACATATTTATCAAGCCGCAAATGATGGTACGGTTGCTTCATATAGTGGTGGTGGGACTGATATTCAAGTTTATGAAGGTGCTAACTTACTAACTTTTGAAAACGCATTAAGTGATGTGGGTAATGGTGAATACACAATCGTAGTTTCAGCAAGTTCAATCACCGCTGGTTCAGTTGCAGGTGATGGTACAACTACTGCTGAAATCAGCAACCCATCTTCTATGGTTAGTGATGGTGCAAGTATCACATATACTATCACTGGTAGTAGAAGTAATGGTACAAACTTCAATCTCACGAAGATTCAGTCATTCTCTAAATCAAAAGAGGGTACTGCTGGTGTAGATGGTGCTGACGGTGCTGATGGTGCTGATGGTGTAGATGGTTCAAGTGCAAAATTGTTGGCAATCACTTCTGATTCTCAAATTTTCTCATTCCCATCCGCATCTTCATCAACTGCAATCGATGATGATGTTTTGGTGATTATCAACCAACAAAACTTGACTGGTGCTATATCTGCAAGTGATATTACAATCACCGATAAGGATGGTAACACGATTACTACACCAACATTCAATAATTCAAGTGTAAGTAACGGAACTGGTCAAGTAAGTGGTAGTATTTCATTTAGTGGTACTTTGGGTGGCACAAAATCAAAATTACCAATCACCATTTCAGTTAGTAAAGATACTTTGAGTGATTCTACGAAGATTTACAAGACCGATGGTGGTTCTGATGGTAATTCTCCGGTATTATCAATCCTTTCCAACGAATCACACACATTACCTGCCGATTCAACAGGCGCAGTTTCCTCTTTCGCAAATAGTGGTACTGAAATTTCAGTATTTGAAGGTAATGACCAACTATCTTACGATGGTGTGGGTACTTCTAATGGTTCGTTCACGGTTGTTGCAAGTGGTTCATCAATTACCGCAGGTTCTATCTCGGCTGATGGTGATAATGCTGCAGTTGGAAACGTGAGTTCTGCTACTGCTGATTTGGCCAAAATTACATACACTATTAGTGGTAAAACTATAAAAGGGACATCATTTACTCAAAGTAAAGTTCAATCTTTCTCTAAATCTAAACAAGGTTCTGCTGGTTCTAATGCAAGAGCTGTGTCATTGACTGCTGATTCATACGCAATCACATTTAATGCAAGCGATGTGGAGTCTCCTGCAAATCAAACAATTGTATTGACCGCTACGGAACAAAACCATAGTGGTACTGTTTACTACGAATTCTACAAAGGTGCTTCACTACAAGGAAGTAGAGGAACATCTAACACATTTACTATTGATACTGCTGGTGAGAAACCATCATCAACGGGTTCAGTAGATTATACGGTAAAAACATACTCCGTTTCAAGTGGTGGTAGTGTAATCGCTCAAGACAACGTATCTTTGTTTGGTATCAAGCCGGGTGCTGCTGGTTCTGATGGTTCTGATGGTTCTGATGGTGCTGATGGTGCTGACGCATACACTGTGATTCTTACAAATGATTCACACACACTCCCTACAACAAATGGTGGGGCCGTAACTTATACGGGTAGTGGTACAAACATCATTGTTTATAAAGGAACTACTCAATTGGATGGTATCACAAGTGGCACGCCAGGTAGTGGTGAATTTAAAGTAACTGCAAGTGCTACAAACATTACAACCGGTGCTATTTCATCGGCTGGAAATCCTGTAATTGTTGCCGACCATAGTTCTATGACTCAAGACAATGCATCAATTACATATACAGTTGATGTAGAAGGTACATCTACCTTTACAAAAACACAATCATTCTCCAAGTCCAAACAAGGGTCTAATGGTGCAAATGGTACAAATGGTACAAATGGTACAAGTGCTAAGAGTTTGACTCTGACCGCTGATTCTCAAGTGTTTGCTTTTGATGATGTAAACGATACATCCGCAACTCCATCTTCAATCGAGTTCACGGTTAGTCAACAAAACTTGAGTGGAACTTTTGGGGCAAGTAACCTTACAATTAGAGATTCAGGGGGTAATATTATTACCGACCCAACTATTAGTGGCACGGTTAGTGCTGGTTCTGGTCAGAGAACATTCAATGTATCATTTGCAAGTAATCTCTCATCTACAAAGTCAAAGTTACCGATTAGTGTAACCGCATCTATTGATGGGTTAACCGATTACTTCAAGGTATTCAAAGTAGAAGGTGGTTCGGATGGTGCTGCTGGTGCTGATGGTACTTCACCTGTATTGGGTATTTTATCAAATGAGTCTCATACACTTAACGCAAATGCTGCTGGAACGGTTTCTTCTTACGCAGGTAGTGGTACAACTATCACGGTTTATGAAGGTGCTGATATATTGACTTATGATGGTAGTGGAACTTCAAATGGTACTTGGAAAGTAACCACAAGTGGCTCATCAATAACGGCCGGTTCGGTATCTGATAGTGGTAACTACGCAACTGTTGGTAATCATAGTAATATGACCGAAGATTTGGGTAGTGTAACTTATACCCTTACCGGTAAAACAACCGATGGTACTTCATTTAGTCAAACAAGACTTCAATCATTCTCTAAATCTAAACAAGGTGCTACTGGTGCAAGTGGTACTAATGCTAAAGTTGTTAGTTTAGATGCAAGTTCGTTTGCAATTACTTACAACGCAAGTTCGGTTGAGACCCCAAGTAATCAAACCATTACATTAACCGCTACGGAACAAAACCATAGTGGTACGGTTTATTACGAATTCTTAAAAGATGGTACATCTCAACAAAACACAACTGGAACCACATTTACTATTGATACTACGGGAGAAAAACCATCTGCAAATGGTAAGTTAACCTATACAGTAAAAACTCGTGAAGGTTCAAATAGTTCTTCAGTAATTTCACAAGATAGTGTATCAGTTTATGGTATCAAAGAAGGTGCTGCTGGTACTAATGGTGCTGATGGTAGTAATGGTGTATCTGCTATCACGGCATTCCTCTCAAATGATTCACAAACATTCCCAGCGGCCGCAGATGGTACGGTAACTTCATTTAGTGGTGGTTCAACTGATATCATATTATTCCAAGGTATTACTGATGTTACGAGTGATTACACAATTACACGAACAAATGGAACTGGCATCACCTCTACTTTAAGTTCAAATACTGTAACTGTGACTGCTATGACTCACGATAGTGGGTCTATTACTATCAACGCTGCGAGTGCTTCGGTAAGTATAGAAAAAACATTCTCATTGTCAAAAGCTAAACAAGGTACTGCTGGTGCTGATGGTGCTGACGGCGCTGATGGTGCTGATGGTGCTCCTGGTGCTGATAACCAAGACTTTAGTTGGGCTAACGAAAACTTGACTGGTGTAGGACCCGCTTCAGCCGGTCTTTTGATGACTGATAGTGTATTTGGTTTCCACGGAAACATTGCAGGGTCTGATGCTACTTTGGATGACTTTACATCTTACTTGGATTCCGATGGTAACTTCTACTTGGGTAGTGGTTCTCAAAATTCATACTTGTCTTGGAACAATGATGAATCAACTCTTTGGATTTCAGGTTCTAAAGCAAGAATTACGGTTGACCAATTCTATGTAGGTGCTCAAGCATCTCAATACATTAGTGGTGCTAATGGTAATATTGAGATTTCATCATCTAACTTCTACTTGGATACTGCTGGTAATGTGGTAATCGGTGGTGGTGCTACAATTGCTGGTGATTTGGTAACCGGTGTAGTTGGTACTCTTCCTTCAAATGAAAACTTGAAGTTCCACCTTCCATTCGAAGGTTCAAATGGTGTGATTTACAACAAAGTAAATAATGACATCATTCCAAGAACAGGTTCAGCATACTCAATCAAGTCTGGAAGTAATTCTATCATCGATGGTAATTCATTGTACATTCAAGGTATTCCTAACAAAAGTGTTTCTGCATATTTAGGTAACTCTGCTGAGCCATCATTCATTAGTCAGTTGGGTAGTCCATCATCAATGACTACAACTTTCTGGATGAATCCGGACACGGAAAACCCACAAGAAGGTACTCAACAATATCAAGTTATTTTCGAAGAAGGTGGGTCAAGTGGGGGTCGTATCTTCTATATGCAAGGTAACACGTTATTCTACGCATCATACACAAGTACGGGTGCTACACGGGCAGTTGTTTCTTGTTCTGTTGCAGAGGGAGTAACTTCACACATTGCAGCTGTAATTGATAATACAACTACCAACACCCTCAAGTTATACAAAGATGGTGAAGAAGTACAAAGTGTAGCTCATAGTATTACATTGGGTGGCGCAAACGCATATGGTATTGGAGATACGGTGGGTGGTACTCGTGTTGGTGTAAAACACAATAGTGCTGGTAGTGGATACTCATCAACCGGAACTTATGGTTGGAATGGTTACCTTGCTCAATTTAGAGCATACGATTTACCATTGACTGCTGCTGAAGTTAAGGGTCTATACCTAAACCCAGCCGCAATCTCATCTACTACAAAAATTAGTGGTGATAACATCTCTACTGGTACAATCAAGTCAAACAACCTTTCTACAACTCAAGGTGTTGAATTTGATTTGAATAATGAAATCCTCAAAATTGGTGGTACTTCAGTAACTCCATCAAGTGGTGAGGGTATTGTATTGGATGGTTCTACCACAGGTCAACCTAAATTCTTCGTAGGTAATACCGCTACGGGATATATGAGATTTGGTGAAATCCAAGATGTATTAGAGATTAGTGCTTCAAACTTTGAAGTATCTGCTTCAGGTGAGGTTCGTGCTAAACGTATTTTCCTTGATGATACCGCAGTGGCTGACTCGGTAACATACTCTTATCTTGGTATCAACTCGAACAACTATACAAGTTTCTATGGAACGTATTCGGCTGGTGGTAAGTTGTACACTTACATTGATTTATCAGGATTAGATAGTAAACTTGATAATACACAACCGGCAGCTACGGTTGTTCGTTTGAGTTACGCACCAACATATCCAATTGGTGCAGTTATTCACCCACACGCATATGGCGAGACTACCGGATATAGTACGGGTAATACTACGACCAATATTGTTCTTGAAGCGGCTGTTGCCAATATTAGATTGGCCTTCGGTGCTAATGTTGGTAGTGGTACTGGTAAACAACAATTAGATTATAGTGGTAATGTTGTATATACCGACCCTAAATCAAGTTCGACTTTATATAGGTCATACATCAACACGGCAAACAACTCATTGAATGCTGAATATGTTGGAACAAGTACAACAATCGGCGCGTATACTTACACGAACGCGTGGAATATGGATACTTCTACTGTAATTCAAATATCTCGTGGATTCTTCGCTTGGCAGGTGTTGTCATCAACAATTCACAAGAATATGACGGTTGGTAATGTAATACCATTTACAAACAACCAATATGATGTGGGTAACGCTACTTATAGATTTGATGATATCTACGCAACAAACGGAACAATCCAAACATCCGACATCAATCACAAAACAAACGTAGTGAATTCTGATTTAGGATTGACATTCGTGAACGCATTGAGACCTGTAAGTTACAACTTTACCGACATTCCAAGTGAATATGATGTATCTGGTAGTGTTATAGGATACACGACAGGTTCAAGAACTCACTATGGTTTCATTGCTCAAGAAGTAAGTTCATCATTAGGTCAGTTTAGTAAGACTACTTCTGATTTTGCCGGTGTGATTAGTGGTTCGGTGATGGGACTCCGTTACAACGAATTACTTTCTCCAATGGTGAAGGCGATGCAAGAAATGTCTGATATGATTACTACATTGCAAAATAAAGTAAATCAATTGGAACTTCAAGTATCGGGTTCAATGTAAAGATTTAACAATTTCTTAACAAAGGGGGCTTGGTAAAGTCCCCTTTTTTTGTTATATTTACTATGTAATAAGAGATATAAGTTATGATAGTAAAGAACGAAAGATTTCAAGTGACCAACGAGCTAGTTGGTAAGTACATCAACCGAGTGTTGTTTTCAGATGTTGACCCTGTGGGTAAGATTGTAGGTATCAAAGGTAAGACCAAGGTACTGATTCAGCCAGTTTACGCTAGTGAGAACAAAACCAAAATGGAGTATGTTCCTGGTGGTTTTGCCGGACATTGTACGAATATGTACAATCAATCATATGAGTTCTACGAAGATGGTGAGGTCTTTGAGGCCACTTTGAGTAAGAGTGGTATGAAGAACCGATTTTGGGTTATTGGTGACAATCCTCGTAAATTCTACGATTACAACTTCTAAAAGTTTAACAATTTCTTAACATTAAAAGTTTGGAAATACAAAAAATAATCCGTACTTTAGTACTGTAAGATTGAGAGTTAATAATTAAACAATGAGAAATATGACTTACGCAGAATTAAATCAGTTGAGTATCGAACAACTACGAGAGTTGAACTCTAAAGTTGTTGAAGTTATCAAAATGAAACGACACGAAGTCGCCCTTGATGTTAAAGAGGGTTTGTATGTCGGAGCTAATGTAAAAGTTAATCACCCCAAGTTGATGGGTAAACAACTCCGAGTTGAGAAGATTAACCGAACCAAGGCCGCTCTTAAAGTTTTGAACGGATTCGGTTCTTACAATGTTCCTCTTTCTATGATTGAATTAGTAAAATAATCAGATATGGCTATTGTAAGTAAACCAAAGACCTACGGAATTGAGATTGACCTTACTGGTCCTCAAGGGAACGCATTTTACCTTCTTGGGACAGCTAAGAAATTGGCTTCCCAATTGGGGTTGGATGGTAACCAAATTATGGAAGAAATGAAGAGTGGTGATTACGAAAACCTTCTTCAAGTGTTTGACAAGAACTTCGGTTCGATAGTAACCCTTTATCGTTAAGACTATGTTGAATAACAAAATTCCCTTTAAAATCCTTTCAAAAGTAAACGAAGTATTCGGTGAGTTTGAGATAGGTCAAGTTTGGGGTGGTAGCAACAATGTGTATCTACGATTTGGATATTGGAAAAATGTAGACGCCACCAAACTTCAAGAAACCATTGGTCACTATGCTAAAGTTGTTGAAGAAGAATACTTCGATGATGATTGTGGGTGGCACTTCTCATACCACCTAAAATAATTTGGATTACAAAAAATAATTTCGTATATTACCCTTTGTGAAGATAGTAGATACAAACGAAAGATTACATAAACGCATCTCTGCCCTGTCAAGTAAGGTGTTGGTGTTTCCCATTCTAACAAGTTTGGTGAAACACCCTCATCTTTCGAGAGTATCTGCTATTATCATATCAGATGGTAATACTGACCTTTTCGTAAACTACAACAACATAGATGCAAGTTATGTAACTGACCCCATAGACTTCAGTTTGTTCGAAGAGGTGTGTGTAGTGGGTTTAAAGGAGTTCTTACACCACTACGACTTCCTACCTAATATGTTCGACCTTGAGATGGAGTTATTCCATCAGGCACGAGATTTCGAGGTAGATGAGAAACCTATATATACAATCTTTAGAAGAAGAAAAGCACCTAAAGCAAATGACCTCATTCCAATTTGGAAACACTACGAACAATTCCAATCGTGGAAATCTATATGGTCTGATTTGACCCCAAGTAAGTTTAGTCAATTGTATCCAACTGGATTGCAGTGGATGGAGAGTAGTGGGTTACATACTGATAATGGTATGGAATATACCCAATACAATATGTTGACCACAACTTCACGACCATCCAATACCTTTGGTGGTGTGAACTATGCCGCCCTACCAAAAGATGGTGAGGTTCGTAAGAGGTTCATATCACGATTTGAAGGTGGTAAGTTGTATCAGTTAGATTTCGATGGGTATCACATTCGTTTGATTGGTAAATTGATAGGTGTAGACATACCATTAGACATCAAAGCACATAAGTGGTTGGCAGACCAATACGGAGCAGACCTCAAGGATGCAAAAGCAATTACATTCCGACAATTATATGGTGGGGTGCAGGATGAATACAAACATATTCCATTCTTCAGTAAAACCGCTCAGTATATAGAGACATTGTGGGGTGAATTTACACGAAATGGTGAGGTTCATACACCACTATTGAAGAGAAAACTTACTTTTGATAAAGATTTAAACAAAAACAAGGTATTTAACTACATTCTTCAGTCCGTTGAGACCGAACGAAACATACTTATATTGGAGAAACTATCTAAAATGATATCTTCTCGTAAGTCCTTACCCATCCTCTACACATATGACTCGATTTTATTTGATGTCCACCCCGAAGATGGCAATGAACTTATATTTGAAATAAAGAAAGTAATGGAGTCCGATGGGTTTCCAACGGATGTAGAAATTGGTGATAATTATAAAGATATGGTTAAGGTCGAATTATAGATATTTATGGTTATGAAGAAACTTATCAATTACATAGCACAGCAAGTGTGGAACGAAGTGGGTGTAACTCTAAACGAGGGTATCACCAACGAAGAGTCGTTGAAAGCTACTTATAAGGTAGTTTCAGAAATCATAGGTGAAGAATTTGCCGAAGAGTTAATCAAGAACTTATTGGAAGCCGAGGAAGAAGACAAAAAAGTTGATTCCAAGAAAGATGATACTTCGGAGGAGCCGGTTGAGGATGAGCCAGACTTCGACTCAGATGACCAAAAGAGTATGATGACTCAAGCAGAGAGGGATGCTCTTAATGAAGCAAGTTTCTTAGACCCAAAATACAAACCAGGTCATCAGATTATTGTGGCAACACCACCACCATTTGCTAAAAAACTCAAAAAGGGTGATGTTCTTACTATTGTAACTGACAAACCAGGTGAGCCTGATTATGGAGATGGTGAGTATGAAAAAACACTACAATTTCCAGATGGAACTGAATTTAAAGTAGCATCGAAAAATACAGGATACGCATCTTCTTACTTCACTCACTTAAAATCCGGCAAAGCAATGCCAAGTGGTGAGGATTGGGAATCTCTAATCATTGTGGCATACAACAATACATTCGAAGGATACGAGTGGGAACGTGCAGAGAAGTTTTGGGCAGATTATGGTAATGATGCAAGAAAGATTGCTGACTCCTTCAAGAAAGAAATTAAATCCAAATCACTATCTCAGTTAGGTGCATCAACTGCACCACTAAACTCAGATTGGGGTGGTTCTAATAAAACACCAAAGACTGACATTTTAGGTGATAGTGATGAGAGAATCTCATTAAAAAAAGCAGGTGGGTCACAACTAATGAGTGGTGGTCAAGAGGAAGCACTTGCGACCTTTGATGCAGCAATGAAAATGGTAGGTGAGAACAAACCAAAGATTTTGGATTCATTCTTAAACACCTTAGAAGATAAAATGGGTAGGATGAGTCAAAAAGGTACGATTTCAGCACTTGAAGCACTAAGAGACAGTGGTGAAAAACTAACACCCGAACAAGAAACTGCAATTGCAGAAATGCAGCAGCTACAACTCAATGCTCAAGAAATAAATAAAGATATGTCTTTGGTATTTAAAGATATATACTTTAAGTCGTGTTTTTGTTTTGAAGCAGCAACTGGTACTAATAAGTTTGCAGACAAAAATGCAATTGCAAACGAACTAATCGAGTTCAACCCAGGTAATGGTAAGATTACGGCACACTTACCTATGAAGAAGATTGAAGATGCAAAACCATTGGCACAATCTAACTCATTCTATGTATCATTCAAAACAGGTGGGGGTGGTTCTAAACCATACCTTGCTTTGAGAACTAAGAAGATGAGTAAGAAGCAGATGTTGGGTGAAGAAGTAGAATCATTCAGAGACATTGTAGTTGAGGAATTTTCAAAATCGGATTATGGTATGAGTATGTTGAACGAAGCAAACGAACAACAACTTAACGAATTCCAAATATTCAATAAATTGTCTAAGGGTCTCAAAAATGTGTCTTCTAAGATAAAGTCACAAGCAAAGAAAATCTTGGACGCAATATTAAAAAGAATCAAGCAAGCATTTGATGCGATAAAGAAATTGGGTCGTAGTATGTTTGATGGAATTATGCACTTCTTGGGTATGGAAGTGTCTTCGGTGAAAATTTCATCTGGTGGTCAATTCCCATTAGTGTAGGAGATAATGAGTGAGAACGCAGTTATTATGTACGTTCACCAACGAAGGTGAATTTGAAAATATAGTAGATACAATATTGAAGACTTTTGATTTATTCAGTCGTAAGATATTCGTATTGAAGTTACAACCATCGAATGAGTTGGTAGTTAGTTATAACATCATACCTAACTCATCATCGTTCTTACCATCTACCATTATGGTGCATAGAAAGAAAGAGTCCAACACGATGTATACAATCAATGCTTTGAATAGATTGATTACTACTGAAAATGGTGGAGTATTAGATAAGTCATTCCAAGTAAATTGGGATAAATATAGAAATTCAGTTATACTAACCGATGGGGATGGGTATAAGATAATGAGGACAAGTTTATTCCGAATTATCGATGTTAATTAACTTTAGCAGCCTATTTATATACACGTAGTTTGACTACAAAATAAAAAATAAAAAAATATTTTGAAATACATTTGGAGTTGTCACCCAAATGTTGTATATTAGTGACATAGTTAACAATTAATAATTAAAAAGGAACAATTATGGCTATTGATTTAGACGCAATCCGCAACCGTTTGAATACACTTCAAACAAAAGTAACAAAGACTGATAATCTTTGGAAACCTCAACCTGGCAAACAACAAATCCGTATTTTGCCTTACGTTCACAACACTTCAAATCCGTTTATCGAACTTTACTTCCACTTTGGATTTGGTGGTAAGAATGTTATCTCACCATCTTCATTTGGTGAAGCAGACCCATTATTAGAATTTGCTGAGAAGTTGAAAGCAACTGGAAATCGTGATGATTACCAATTGTCTCGTAAACTCACTCCTAAGATGAGAACATACGTTCCAGTATTGGTACGTGGTGAAGAGTCTGAGGGTGTAAAGTTTTGGGGATTTGGTAAGAACGTTTACCAAGAACTATTAGGATTCTTTGCAGACCCAGATTATGGTGATTTGACTGACCCAGTAAATGGTCGTGATATCACAGTAGAATTCAAAACCGCTGCTGAATTAGGTAAATCTTATCCTGAGACTTACATTCGTGTTAAACCAAACACAACTCCAATCTCAGAAGATTCTAACATTCTTTCGGCAGTTAAAGACCAAATCGAACTTCCAGGTATGTTCAAGAAAGTAACATATGAAGAAATGGAAGGTATGTTGAAAGAGTGGTTGGAAACTGGTGAAGTATCAGACTCTAACGACCAACCAGTTGCTGAGACATCTCAACCAACTCAAGCAACTTCTCCTGCATCCAATGTAAAGGATGCATTCGATGACCTATTTAACGACTAATTAGTATGGCTAAGAAGAAGAAGGAAAGTTCTCGTGATGAACTGTCTTCTATCCTCGCTGACAACCTAAACAAGAAGTTTAAGTCCGCCCACAAGGTGGCTTACTTCTTGGATGGGGAGGAGACCACCCCAACCGACTTAGATGAGTGGGTATCAACGGGGTCTCCTATGTTAGACTTGGCAATTTCAAATAGACCAAATGGTGGGTTACCAGTGGGTCGTATTACTGAGATTACAGGTTTGGAAGGAAGTGGTAAATCACTACTCGCAGCTCACTCAATCGCAGACACTCAGAAGAAGGGTGGTCTTGGAGTCTATATCGACACCGAGAACGCAATGAATCAAGAGTTCTTAGAAGCAATTGGTGTAGATGTAAACAAGATGTTGTATGTTCCATTAGAGACTGTGGAAGACATCTTTGAAGCAATTGATTCAATCATTGAATCAGTCCGTTCTTCTGACAAAAAGAAGTTGGTTACAATCGTAGTAGACTCCGTTGCAGGTGCATCTACTAAAGTCGAGATTTCGGCTGATTATGACCAAGCAGGTTATGCAACTCAAAAGGCCATCATTATCTCGAAGGCAATGAGAAAGGTAACTAACCTTATTGGAAGAGAACGAATTTCACTAATCTTTACAAATCAATTGAGAACTCGTATGGGTGTATCATTTGGTGACCCTTGGACTACGAGTGGTGGTAAGGCAATTGCATTCCACTCATCTTGTAGATTGAGATTGAAACAAATGGGTCAGTTGAAGTCAAAGGTTGGTGGTGTTGACCAAGTTGTGGGTATTAAGACCCGTGCTCAAGTCATCAAGAATCGTATGGGGCCACCATTACGTTCGGTAGATTATGATATCTACTTTGATAGTGGTATCGACAACTATGGTTCTTGGTTACAAATGATGAAGAGTTACAAGTTGGTAGGACAAAGTGGTGCTTGGTACACTTATGTAGATAAAGAGACTGGTGAGGAAATCAAATTCCAAGCCAAGAACTTTGAAGAGTTGTTGGAAGAGAGACCCGAAATGAAGGAGTCAATCTACAACCAAATTTGTGATGCATATATTATGTCTTACAAACAATCAAGTGCAGAAGCAAACATAGATAACGTAGAAGTAGCAGATTTCGATGAATAATAGATACGCAGAACTCCTCAAAGAAGTGAGTCAAGAACACAAGGTGAAGAAAGATGAACACCTAAATGATAGAGTACTCATCATAGATGGTCTCAATCAGTTTATTAGGGTATTTGGGGCAGTCCCTGCGTTGAATGATGATGGTGAACATTGTGGTGGTATAACAGGTTTCTTGTTATCCATCGCAGCCACCATTAGAAGATTGAAACCTACACGAGTTGTTATCGTGTTTGATGGTAAGGGTGGGTCAAATCGTAGAAAGTCAGTTTATAAAGGTTATAAGGAAGGTCGTACTGGTCTAACTAAAATCAACCGATTGGCAGGATACGAGGATTTGGAGGACCAACAAGAATCTATGAGAAAGCAATTTGCACGGCTAATTGAATACCTCCAAATCCTACCCATTTCCCTTACTTACATTGACTATGTAGAGGCTGATGATATTATCGCATATCTTGCCAATCATTACTTTAAGAAAGAAGTTACAATCATCTCATCAGACAAGGATTTCTTACAATTAGTAAATCCACGAATTAAAGTGTATGCACCTACTAAGAAGAAGATGTATGATGAAGCACTTGTAATGGAAGATTATGGTGTTAAACCACAAAATCTTGTATTCTATCGTGTAATTGAGGGTGATAAGTCAGATAATATCGAAGGTGTCCGTGGTGTTGGTCCTAAGACCATTCATAAAAAGATGCCATTCCTAAATGATGAGGTTATGGACTTAGATGGGTTCATCTCTAAAATCAAAACTGAATGTGATGATAAGTTGTCACAAAAGTTGATGGAAAATGTGACAACTATTGAGATGAATTATGGATTGATGCAACTCAAAGACCCCGAAATCTCATCTTCAATCAAATCAAATGTCAGAGATATTATGGACTCACAAGAATCAAACTTTGATGTGGTTGAGTTTAAGAAGATGTTTATGTATGATAAGTTATACACTGTATTTTCTAATATTGATAGTTGGTTGCAAAATTCGTGGTCACCATTGCACAACTTTTTGAAGAATAGTTTTGATACTAACAAATAATTTCGTATATTAGTCCTTATATGGAGAAGTTAGGAAGTAAGTTTAGCACATCGTTTCAGAATAAAGTAATCTCGGCAATTATATCCGATAGGTCG